CCTGTTGCTGACTGACCCGCGCCAGCGCCTCACGTTGCCGGTTAAGCTGGGCGGTCGTCTCGCTGATGCTGGTTTTAAGGCGACGCTCGTCAGCCGACAGCGTTCGGGTATTAATCCCGGCCTGAGCAAGCTCGGTGCGCTGGCGCTGTACCGACTGCCTGAGCCCGTTATATTTGAGTTGCAGGTCAGCAGCGGATTTTTTTGCCGCCTCCATCGCACGCGCCTGCGCTTTGGTAGGGTTTTCCGTGTTTTTAAACTGGACGGCCAGCGCTGCGGCCTCCTGTTTCGCTTTGTTAAGCGACTGACCGGTCACGGCAAGCTGTGCGCTCGCTTTCCTGAATCCGTCAATTCTGGACGCCTGCGCGTTAAGGTCGCGCAGGGTCGTCTGTGAGTTGCGGATATCGCCAGCGAGGGATTTGCTGGCGTTCTGGATAGCTTTTAGCGGTCGGCTTGCCCGGTCTACTGCGTTAAGCAGCACCTCGATTCTGACGTTATTGCTCATAGTGGTTTCCGCTTCGCTGTAGCGCCTTGTCGCGCCATGTGAGGAGCTCGGTCACGCTAAGGGAATACAGCTCTGATGGCGGCCAGTGAAAAATCACCGCGATATCCGCCATCAGGTCATCGACCGAAAGTTTTGCGGGGAACGTCAGCGAGCCGAAGATGGCGACAAAAAACCAATCACCTCAGCGGCGAACTGCATCAGGTCTGAGGCATCCAGACGGGCAATCTCATGCTCGGTGAGTGCCGGGTAGGTCATACGCGGCAGCACCTTAATCAGCGCGTCAACGTCAGAGTTTGCCAGCGAGGCCAGCGACACCCCGCGCAGGATTCCCGCGTTAGGTTTTGAAACCGTCACCTCTCCGATTTTTTGCTCACCGCGCATGAGGGGGTTATCGAGGATCACGACGTGTGGCTTTTTGGTTTCGGTGACTTCAATTTCTGTAACGCCGGTTTCGATGTTGTTTTCCATGATGTTGCTCTCGTCAAAGTTAAGTGACCGGCCAGCCTGACTGACCGGTTAAGAGGGTTACAGGCCAATGGCCTTGCGATGCTCTGCCAGACGGTCGACGCCGTCGACTTTCAGCACCATGTTGATGACGTCAATCTCGATGACCTCCCTGCCGTCAATCGTGAGCTGGTAGTACGCGCATTCGGTCGAGATTTTGGTCGTACCGCTTTCGCCCTGTTTGTTTTCGCCGCCGTCGTACTCTTTGTGACGGCCACGCATGACCACCTCAACGGCAGAAATCGCGCCGGTGTCATCGCGCTGGTATGAGCCGGTAAAGCGTAACGGTACGCTGTCCGCGCCCGGTGAGGCGTACTGCGCCCACAGCTCGACGTCAGGCAGACCGCCGAGCGTCCACTCGCACGACAGCGCATCGTCATCGAGACCGAGGTCAATCGACACCGAGCCCGGCATCCCGCCGCCGCGGTATTTCTCAAGCTTACGGGTCAGCTTTGGCAGGGTGACGGATTCAACAACGCCCATGTAGCTCAGGCCATCGTTGAACATGTTCAGGTATTTCAGTTTGCGTGGTAATGCCATGCTCAGAGCTCCTTAGCTGTTGACCGACTCTGACAGGTTCGCCAGATAGGTATCAGTGATGCGCTGGCGCAGGGTCAGGTTTTCCAGCGGCGGGACGGGGGTGTAGTCGTAATCGATATACAGTTTCCCCACCTTGAGCGTTTCCACGCTGTTTGACTCCGGGTCGTACCAGCAGGAGCCGTCAACGATATAGCCGTTGTTTTTCAGCTCGCGGAATTTCGCATTGATACCGGCGACGATGTCGCGGATAAGCGTTGCGGTGACGGGTTTATCAATCGCCCAGGCGTGCGCCTCCGCCATCGTGTCGGCCAGCACCTGCGCCGTGCGGGTGTAGTTTTCAAAGAGGAATAACGGATCGTCGGAGCAGGTACGGTTGCCCCAGAATTTAAAGCCGTCGTTACGGATTAGCGTGGTGACACCGGCCTGATTTAACAGGTTCGCGTCGGTGGCCTTCTCCTGCAAGTCCCACGAGACCGAGGCACTGACGCCGGTGACGCCATTCACGCCGACGTTAGAGAGCGTTTTGTGCCAGCCCGTCTCCTGGTCGATTTTGGCACGCAGGCCGAGCGCGCGTGCGGTCGCCCATGCAATATCGGTCTGATTCGCCGTGGTGTCCCACGCCAGAAAATCAGGGTGAATGACCATCAGCTCACGCTGGCTGAAATTCTCACGGTAGGCGATAGCTTCGGAAATGGTCTTGCAGCCCCACGCGCTGATATAGCCAAACGCGCGCAGGCTCTGACAGGTCGCCGCGAGCGCGGTCGCCACTTCCAGAGAATCCAGCCCCGGCACGCCGAGAATGCGCGGCTTAACGCCGGTCACAGTTTTGGCGGTCAACAGCGCTTTAAGACCGGTGTATTTGCCGTTTTCGTCGGTCGTGCCGATGATGTTGGAAATGGTTTCTTTCTGCGCCGCTTCCGGGTCGTCCGGGTCTTCAATACCTTCGGCAACGCGCACAACCACAACGACCGGCTTGCACTGGTCGGCAATGGCTTGCAGGGATTTTGACAGGGTGCCGAGCTTACCGGCTTTACCGATAGCGTTCTGCACGCTGGTAATCAGCACCGGCTCATTTAGCGGAAATGTTGAATCGTCAGCATCATTGGCGGTGCAGACCATGCCGATGATAGCTGTCGAAACGGTGGAAATGGTGCGCGTGCCATCGTTAATCTCGATGACCTCGACGCCGTGATGATAGTCGCTCATCCGTTTAACTCCGTGGTTAAGGGGTGCGACTATTTTCTGTTGTGTGCGGGACATTAGAAACGAAAGGCCGTTAAAGATCCAGCCAGCACCGAGCAGACACCCAATGGTTACAACAAAAATAATAAGAGACCATGCGCGACGCGCCTTTGAGGGCTTGTTACAGAAAACAGCGCGGAAGATTTTCATAATCTCGGGTTTTACCGGAATACCTTTCCCCGCATTTCGTAGCCAGTGGTCAAAAACAGCCACACCGGCGAGACTCGCCGCAATACAGACAACACAGCCAAACAGCGCCCACGCTGCAACAAAATTAAGTGCTGCACTTTGCGGGGAAGCCAGCCCCCACAGCAGGAATACAGCCAGCAGGGCATCTAAAATCAGTGAACGTAAAAACTTTTTCATTGAGAAACTCCTTTCAGACAATAAGCACGCTCACGCGCGCGGCGATTTTCCAGCCCTTTATTGATTGAGCCATTCACATAAACCCAGCGGGTGAGCTGGTCGCACGCCTGCCACCATTGGTGTCGCTTGATATACGAGACCAGCGTCGACCGGCAGGCCGCGCCGGTTCCCACGTTGAATGAGAAGCTGACCAGCGCGTCGTAAATGTGCTGCGGCATTTCTACCGGCACGCAGACTGCGAGACGCCTCTCGACGTTCATCACATCCGCGACGAGGTTCGCCGCCGCCTGACGTTCTGTGATTTCCCCTTTCGGGACGACACCGGCAGTGTGGCCGATGCCTGACGTCCACACTCCCGCGCTGCACTGGTAAGGCGTCAGGCGACAACCTTCGAGGTCGGCAATCAGCGCCAGCCCCTCGGGCGAGGTGTTAAGCAGACGAAAGTCAGGCATCAGCGCCGCCAGCGCCAGCACTGCGGCCACACTGCAACGTTTAACGATTGATTTCACGAATAGCCCCCTTGTCGAGTCCGAGTGACGTCAGATAGAGGTACGTTTTGCGCTTAAACCAGTAATTCGTAAGCGCGGTAAAAATGGCGCATCCGCCGCCCACGTAAAGCGCCATCTTTTCGGGCGATATTGCGCCGAGGTATGCCAGCGCGACGGCCAGCCAGTAGGCGATAAACGTGGTGATTTTCTCCATACTCAGTCCCATAGATTCACCGTTTCGTTTCTGGCCGCGCTGTCGGTCTCTGGCAGTTCAATTGCCGTGCCGTGCGGCAGGATGACGCCGAGCTCAGACAGACCGGGATTCGCTTCTAAGACGGTTTCGACCACGCCCTCGGTGCGCCCGTAGTACCGCACACAAATCGCGTCGAGGGTGTCGCCCTGTAGCGCATACGCTTTCATCAGATTTGCCCCACAATGCAGCGTGCTTTGTCCTGGATGCGCGCCACAGACCAGCGCATATCCCGCCACATTTCATCGATAGTGCTGTCGATGCTGTCGGCTTTTTTGTCACCTCTGGCGGTCGCA